ATACTTGATCTCTTAAAACTCCGTCCACATAAAGGGCGCATTCTTCATCTCTAGTCTTAACAATCTTAATAACGTATTCTTCATCATTATTAAGACTAATTTCAGAGCTTCGTAAGACTACACTCGCTCCATCATAGAGACCTACCTTTAACTGACCGGCGTCATCTCTTAGATAGGCGGCTATGTCTTTAGCTCCATCCGCAAAACGCAGGCCGAAAGTATCAAAGCTAGAAAGACCCGCAGTTTCGATCTCTACACGCATTTCTGCTTCAAAACTACCATGTCTAGCAAGTTTACTCTCTGACCGCTCGTAAGCAATTCTATTCGTTCCTACATTATCTGTGATAGTCAACCTACCACCGGATGCCGCTTCGGATATGCCTCCTCCACCGTCTTGTACTGTCCAAGGATTATCTGGATCAGAAGACGGAACGGTATCCCCAGGAAAGAATACACTTACTTTCTTAAAAATATCTATAGTCTGAAGAATGGACTGATAGATATTAAAGGTAATCCAATCTACCTCTACTGTAGCTGTAGCGGTAACAGAAGTTCCCCAGGTGATATCTGTATTTCCACTAGAACCAGTTGATATAGAAGCATAATCTTGGACTGCAACTAATTCACCATCTACCCATAGTTGTACAGCTAGTTGTCCGATCTTCTGCAACTCATAGGTATGAAATAGCGTACCATCAAGTGCATAGGTAGCTAGAGAAGCTCCAGAACCATCTATAAGATCCACCGCAGTAGTACTTAAAGCAAAACCGAAGTGTTTTCCACTGGCTCCATCTCTAACTTCATAAGTAAAGGGATTTCCAGTTCCACCTTCCGCAGTAATACGGGCTTTCATTTTACCTATACTCTGAGAATTAGGTACTAAACTGGACTCAGTACGTCTATAGGCAATTTGATCACCAATAGAACTATCCGTAAGTGTTAGGATACCTGCGGCCACGGCTTCTACTTGGGTACCAAGTTTTGTCCACGGGTCTTGAGGATCTGACGCAGGAACAACATCTGCGTCATAGTCTACAAATCTGGCTGAGGTTGTCCCTACATACCGCTTGAGAAATGGTTCAAAATTCATACCAATAGTAGCTACAGCATCTACATAGAGCTGAGTGTCAAAAGTCTCGGCAAAGACTTCGTCTACTTGGTTTTCCGTGATAGCATCAGTTAATAGGTCTAGAGACAGATCCTTATTAAAGGCTGCCCCGAATGCTCCTAAAATACCAGTTTCTCCATCACCAATAGAACCATTGTGTGGGAAGTATACTCGACTCCCACGCCTCTCAGCGAGGATATATACATCCACATTACTAGGAACATCGGCTTTAGGAACCACAGTAGCAGTTGCATTATAGTCTGCGGTAGCTTCTCTATCTAGCAGAATATAGGCTACATCTCCATCATTAGTCAGAGTAATACTGCCTGGAGGCGTAGGAACACTGCCTAAGTAAGCTAGCCCAGGTAAACTTATATCAAAATCTTGACTATGGGTAAGAGCATTGGTTACTAGACTCCAAGAAATTTCTCCACCCCCTGATAGTCTGACATTGGGATCTGTACCAAAACTGTTAACTTCAGTTACGGTCCTTAGATCGTCCAAATCAGTCAAAGCTCCTGTAGCAAAAGTAAAATCAGCTATTCGGAAATAACGTTTGCCCTGTGGGGCTCCAGTAGCATCGGTAACAAAGAAATCTCTTTTCTTAATCTTATAATCAACACCATTGGTAATTACCGGAAGATTTGCTTTAGGCACGTTGGTATTAATATCTACTTCTCTATCCAGCAACATAGTAACGGTTGCACCGCCATCACTAGTAGAAATACTGGTAATAGTAAATAGATTACCATCAGAATCTTCTAACGTACCGAAAATAAAGTCTTCTGCATCCACCGAGAATGGAATATTACTAGCAGAGTTGTTTAAAACTATCCGTCTATCCGCTCCATTTACATCTGGAGTAATGTCGATGGCAGAAACTAGAAAGTTTTCAGTTCCAGAAGGAGTAAGAATAAGCTCATTCACAAAATGATTATCAATTCCAGCTCCCGATAAAGGATAAGTAGGAGTTTGGGTTAAGTCCGAGGTTTCGACCACATGAACCTTGTACACTAACCTGAATTTGTGCTGAGTTCCTTCTCCAACATTAGTACCTTCTAAAAATCCATCTACAGCCCCTGTACCAGCTTCTTTTACAATTTCTTCATAAGCTTCTATAACAACTGAGTATGCTCCATCGGCTAATCCACCGGAAAGGTCTAAACTTTTCCCGCCTACGTCGATAGAGGTAGCTGACACGTCTGTTAGGCTAACGCCCGTCGGAACTGTGCCTTCTATAACTCTTGCATCTGTACCTGACTTAATTTGAAAGGGAACCCCTCCATCCCAAGCCTCTCCAGGGCGCAGTCGTATTTCGGTAGTGCTGATTTGGTCTGGTCTAAACGCTGGACCTACAGCAACATCTCCATAAGTATTTAAAATAAAACGTCTAAGGTCTTCAAAAGACTCTAGTTGTATGTCTGTAGCTTCAGCAGCAAGCAGGTATTTACCTTCTCGGAATTTGCTCCTAAAGTACCTCAGTGGTCTAAATGTATTGGTAGGCAGAGCCATCGATTAATCTCCTACTTACGTAAATTGAATTCCCATTCTTGAATTGGATGGTGCAAAAGTTTCCATTAGAGATAAAATAACTCTAAATCGTGCAGTATTTAGGGGAGAAAGAATTGCATAATCTCCCACAGGTTCTGAGTCTCTAGCGACTCCAGTAACAGTTATAGTAGTAGCAGTGTTAGAAATAATCTCAAAGATATCATTTACTTGTCCCTGTTTAGGAATAAGAAAATTTCCTAAAAGATTATTAACTCCTCCAAAATTTGCTCCCGAATCTGTCAAGCGAGTACTATCTTCAAAAATTTCTATATTAGTACTTTCTCCCACAAAAAGAGCTATGTCTTGGGCTTCCACTACAAATTCTCTGAAAGTAAAGAAACCTGGAATGATAATTCCTGGAAGAGTATCAAAAAAGGTTCCTACATCTGCTAGAGCCGTCTTCTTGTATATATCCCCACCTGAAGACGTATCTACTGTTTGTCCTATATCTATAGTAATATTATTAGAGGAATTGTCCACTCCGAGGACGTCAAAAAACGATCCTGCGCCATCTATAAAGAAATCTCCAATCCCCACATTGGATAGATTTACTGTGGATGACCACTGTATCACTCCTGTACCAGAAGTATAAGTATATGATACAAAAGGATCATTACTAAAAGCTTGCTGAAATCCAAATAAACGCGTATTATCTGAACCTAAAGTATCACTATATAGCCTAAGTGAATTTAGGTTAGGAGCGTCATCAATTATAGATCCTGCATCTTTAGTGCCATTAGTTACATCCCAAGTAGTAACAATTCTTATAAAATCTACGATTCCTTCTTTAGACCCTTTTTGTTTTAAGGTCGGTAAAAGGTCTCGAATAATCCTTCGATTAGTATCTATCCCCACCTGTCTCACAGAAATACCTAACTGTTCAGTAAAACTTGGTAAAACAGTATGATACATTCTATCTGGATTAGTTAAATTAAAAGTATGTACAAAGCCATAGATTTCATTGAAGCCGAAGCCGAATACAGCCATAAGGTCCTCGAAATCTCCAGTCTGATCGCCCAATTTAAATACATTAGGCCAATATCTTAGAAGTATCTCTTTGAATTCTCTATCAAAGGTAGATAGGGCTGCACTCTGGGTAGAATCAGCCGTACCAAAGGTAGAAAATACAGATTGTGCGACATTTTCTCCTGTTTTATGAGTAAAAGCAGTATAATAGTAAAATTGACTATCTTCCAGTCCTGTCCCAGTCCGTGAAGAGGCCTCACTACTATTTAAGTATGTATCTACATAACTAAATTGTCCCTTGACTGTATCAGAAGGACTCACAAAATCTGCAAACTCCTGTAGAATTGTATAATCCCCGGCTGAAGGAGTGCCAGATACAGAGATATAGTCTAGGGTATTATTAATAATGACAAATCTATTTCCCGCTTGATCGACTAGGATTCTATCTTTCAGAGACTCTAATTCAAAATTTTGACTAGTATCTCTTAGAAATCCTGCTCCCACAGAGGTGGATGTTCCAGTAATAGCCGATTCATTAGAGTTGGGGAAATCTATAAGTACAGCATACTGTCCATTAGCGGGAACTTCTGTTCCTTCAATAAAAATCTCTGTGGATGTATTCCTAGAAATTCTATAATTTCGACTATAAGAATCTCTTAGTATCCTTCCTTTTAAGGAGGGAGAAGTCGGAAAAGAGGCTAAAGCGTCTGTTAGTTTACCCGTAGTCCCTACTCCATTACTCCCACGTATAAGAGATCCTCGAAATATCTCTACCTGGACCACATCCGTGAATCCAGAGACATTTACTTTAGAAGAAAATAAAGGATCATCATTGTAGAGTTCCATGGGAAAAGCGTCTTTGCGCCTTACAATTACAATTTCTTGATCGCTGGATAGGCCTAAAGGCTTTTTCCAAGTAAGAGAAATTTCATTAGGATTGGAGTTTCTAGCAAAGAATTCTCTAACTAAATAGAGATCAGATACTCCTCCACCCCATGGTCCGCTACCATATGGGCCTGTTCCCCAACCGGACATAGATTACTCCTTATTGTACGTCAATATGGCCGTTAGTCTGTAGCCAAGTCCAAATAGCTGTTGCCAAAGTTTCCCGGACAGCGACGCCCGTAATTCCCTCGGTATCCATGACTGAATCATATTCATCCCCGACAATAAAAACAGGAGTTATTTTAATAGTTTTAAACACACTACCGTCTAAGAATCCTTTATGCAGTTCTACCTTAAGAACTCTTTTATCCGGATTAACCTCTTTGATATACATCCGAACCTTGTCTAGGTCAGGCTGAGTTTCCGGGGTAGTTAGGGTTTTTTCCAAAGCCATTGGGTGCTCCTTACACTATGTCTCTATAGGTTATATAAAAAGTTATTCTGCCAGTTGCGGCTTGATCTAGATTGGCGGTAGTAGAGGTAGCCTGTGCCCTAATACTAGTAGAAGCTGAAGCACTCTCTACGTTAGAATTCCCAGCCGTAGTTAAAGCAGCACCTTTTTTAGTATTATCCTCATGTAGGGTGGTTGCTGTAAGAACATCATTTGCCAACATATACTTAGTGAGACTTCCAGCTATTCCTACTGAGATAGTATATGCCGTGATTCCTCCACCAGCAAAAACTTGGGTAACCTCTGCATAAATGTCTACTAAACTTGCTTTAGCCGGAAGGGAGAAAATTTCAATATCATTAGTAGTGGCTGCGGTAGCAAAATCTGCGTAATCAAACTCTTTTGTCACTCTCTTTGAAACCACCTGAGCTGCATCAACTTGCCCTTGGTTGACAAAATTCCTAGTTGTACCAAACTGATTAGGCCCAATATAGTGACCCACACCAGATACAACTGTGACATCTTGAGTATTTCCAATAAAAGTATTACCCTGTACCATACCGTAATCACCTAGAAGCCGGACACCTCGAAAACCGCCCTGAACTGTATTTCCCTCAAAAATAACGTAGTCGCAGCTTCCTTCATAAACATCTCCACCTAAGTCTACATTATTTCCTTTGATTACAAAGTAATTAGTACCTCCAGTAAAGGCAGAACCAACAATTTCTTTTCCGGTATTTCCTACAGCAGTTATATATTCTCCAGTGCCGCCATTCACCATGCTGGTACATCGCAGAAACATATTCCCTACAACGTCAAGATGTTTGGCTGCTCCTGCTGTAACACTAGTTCCATCCACAAAATGACAATCTGCCACAGTACATTCTAAATCTCCCGCTTCTATTAAAGTTCCAGTAGGATTAATGATACTACAACCACGAATTTTTGCTCTACGGTTACCGCCAGTGGCGTCGATACCAGACGACCTACTATCGATTATAAAACATTTTTCTACATCTACGTCGTGAGAGGCTTCTAAGTTTAACTCTAGACAATCTCGTAGCCAGCATTTTTCTACAACTACTTGAAATTGATTATTTAGTTGTATGGGATTTTTATCAATATCATTCATTAAACATCGAGAAATAGTATTGCTAAAACCTGGCCCAGTTAAACGAAGTCCGTGTTCAAACTTACCAACAAGATTTAGATTTTCATATCTATGACGAATGGGGTTGACATTAGTAATGGCGGATGGATAAGTGGCTGAATCTGCTTCAATTCTCATATCTCTAAAGGAATTGTTAATATTGCCTGTACCACTATACAAAGTCACGGAGGTCATAGTAGTAACTACTGGATTTACTAATTGTATTTCTCCAGTAGTCCCATTACCGTCCGCAGCAGCAAAGTTCCATTCCCGTACAGGATTTCCACTAGAATCTGTTCCGAATAGGATAATCCATTCTCCCTCTAAAGTAGACCCTGCATGAGAAGCAGTAGTGGTGTAAATACTGGTATCTCCAGCAGTCGGATTATTTAGGGGCCAATTCCCACCATTTGATGCGGAAAAATTAAAACAACTGACACTAGTACCAAATACTTTAAGAATAGTAGAATCGCCCATACCACGAATGTCAATATTGCTGGCCCCTAGAGTGGGAGTAATATTAGAAGTAACATTATAAGTTCCCTCTAATAGTTGGACTATCCCGCCTCCCAAAGTATGTAAAGCATTAATAGCTGCTGTTATACCTGCTCCACCCTCACTAGGTAGTACGGGTATGATGGAACTATTAGAATACGATCCATCTTTTTTTATGTGGGCAACTTCATTACCATTATTTTTAATTACTAGTATTTTAGAGCCATCATCTGCATACGTTTCATTAGTATCGATAGATACCGATTCGGCTGTAGCTCCGTCTGGGAACCCGCCCTTAATTTCAATAGGTTTATTAGCCATTATACAAAGTTCCCCGTTTGTTGGTTATTAGTTCCAGCATCAACAATGCCTTCTTCACCGCCCATATTTCCAACCATTATATTATCATAAGTTGTGGAGGCTAAGTTAATTGCGTTGTTACACCCCATTAAAACATTACTATTAATCGCATTATTATGAGCGGTCCCAATAACACGAATAGCGTGAGTGGCTCCAACATCTGTTATGGCATTTCCTGAAATTACACATCTATTGGTATCACTACCAAGTGTGATCCCATAGCCAACATTGTTTATAACATTTCCGGTTACAGAGCAACCGTCAGCATTTAAACTAATACCATCGCCAT